AGAATTAGCGTTGATAGTTATCATAGTTTAGATAACTGGCTTAACTACTGTGATTTTTTATCATGTAATTCTTCTATTAAAAGACCAAAAATACTTAATGCCGCAGAATGGAACGGGGTTGGTATAGATGAGGAGAGCTAAAATGTTTAAACACTTAAAAGAAAAAAACAAGACTTACTTACAGCATTTTGTATTTGCATTTCGTGTGGCTTTAAAGCTGTCACTTTCATCACTATTTTTCACTATTCATGCTATTTTACCTTTTGTCCCGGTACCTTATGAATCGAATCTGGAATCAATGGCCCTGTACCTGTTCGAAAGAAATAATGAATTAGAGAATTAGTTTACTCTTTTTGTACCGTCACTATGATGTATAGGTCAGGATGATATGCTATCCTGACGTTCATTTTTTATTATACAAAAAAGGAGAAAATAATGGATGTTAAAGAATTAAATGCCAAATTGCGTTCAGACAGAGATTGGTTTAGAGATAACACTGAACTAGTCGCAGTTGAAAATATTTCCACTTCTGATCTTGAAGGGCAAGTTCGAAAGAACGGAATACAGCCAGGCCATGTCAAAGAACTAATGGAAGATATTCGGCAGCAGGGCCAAGTGGTGCCTATCACGATTGATGAAGACTACGTGGCTGTTGACGGAAATCATCGGCTTGAGGCCTTCAAGCAACTTCTTCAAGAAGAGCCTGATGGAGAATGGGGTATGATTAGGGTCTATAGGCGTACTTTTGTTTCTGCGGACGAGAGGGAAAAATATCAGGTAAAGGCCAACAAACACCTGCCCAGCAAGGCGAACACAGAAGAGGATTATACTGATTTAATTGTCAAGAAGCTTCAAGCTGGTTCTTATGACGATATTACTTGGGATAATTATAATGATGATTCTGACAATTACGATTTGCTGATTGAGAAAGTAAAGCAAGATTTTGCATATTTGAAGCTCAATGCGAATACAATTCCAAAGCTGGTTCGACGAGCTGTACAGTCTGCTCCCGGGAGCAAGTTTAAAAACAATATGATGAGCGCTCTTGTTAAAGCTGCTGGATGTAGTAAACAAACTAAGTGGAATGGTACCAAGTCAAAACAAGAATCAAATGGTTGGTGGCTTATGACTTGCGGCAGCAAGAGCCATATCTATCCGCAACTAGCTGGAAACTCTTTGAATAGAAAGATTAATAATGATAGCATCAATAACACTGTTGTGTTTAATTGTTCGAACCTTGAGGGCATGGACGTCGCGAAGCTTGATCAGTGGCGAAAAGATAGGGTGGCTGACGTCAACAGAATCAATAACGCCAGCAAGGTATTGAAGCAGAAGCTGGTAGACGAAATTCTTTTTTCACCCCATAAAATTGAGAGTGGCTGCAAGGAAACTGGCCTTTTTAAAGTCAAGAAGAAATCTAACCGCGCCGGCGATTTTGACCCCGATAGCATTCCGACTTCTGGCTGGTAGAGACACAAACCCCGGGGCTCGTATGATAAGGAGATAATATGGACATGGACTTAAGGGAACAAGAGGCATATGAATTTTTGAAAACTCTAGATAAGAATTCTGTTGATTTGATTTTAACGGATCCGCCCTATGAAATTTCTAGACCTTCTCGTTATATTTCTAGCTTGACAAAGCCGGATGGTACCCCACAATCTGAAAGAACAATTCGAAGGTTTGCAGTTGATTTAGATTTTGGTGAGTGGGACAAACAAAATTTGAATCTCTTGCCATTTTTGCAGGAGATGTACAGAGTGCTCAAGCCTTCTGGTACATTAATTATGTTTTATGATCTGTGGAAGATCGAAACACTAAAAAGCTTGATGGAAACTTCAAAGTTCAAACAAATCAGATTCATAGAATGGGTTAAGACAAATCCAGTTCCGCTCAACAGTAAAACAAATTATTTAACAAACTCCAGAGAAGTTGCCTTGACAGCTGTTAAAAAAAGCAAACCTACCTTCAATAGCAAGCAAGACAATGGCATATACCGCCATCCAAGCTATCAAGGCAAAGATAGGCACCCCGCGTTCAGGTGTATGAAGAGCTTAAAGTTATTCGAGGATTTGATTCAAAAGCACTCAAACGAGGGCGAATTAGTTGTTGACTGCTTCTTAGGATCAGGGACGACAGCTATCGCCGCGTTAAGAACAAAAAGAAACTTTACTGGTTGTGAAATTGATAACGGTACTTATATTAAGATGAGAGAAAGAGTGGAGGCATATAAGAGTGAATAGAGTAAAGAGCAGTATCCCCTTCGTGGGGCTTCACGCGCACAGCGTCGCGGGGTCCGTCTTCGATGGCTTTGGGTACCCGCAGGACCACATGGACTTCGCGTATGAGAATGGTATGCAAGCGTTGGCTTTGACTGACCATGGCAACATGAACGGTATGTCTTACCAAGTCTTACATGCCAAGAAGATGAAGGCAGAGGGTAGGATTTTTAAGCCAATTTTTGGTGTTGAAGCATATTTTGTGCCCTCCATCGAGGATTGGAAAAATGAATACGAAAAAGTTAAGCTAGATAAAAAGCAAGCTAGAAAGGTCATCAACGACACAGACAAGGTCGAGGCAGAAGACGAAGAAGCTTCGAAGAGCAAGTCCAAGAGTATAATTAACTCCAGCGGCCATCTCGTGCTGGTGGCTATGAACCAAACTGGGTTAAACAACATCTTTAAGATTGTATCTGACTCGCACCGGGGAGACAACTTCTATCGGAAACCACGTCTGGACTACAAACTATTGAAAGAACATGGTGAAGGGGTCATCGCGTCTTCGGCATGCCTAGGCGGTGTATATGCTAAAGATTACTGGAACAACCGAGAAAACGGCTCAAAGTCTGTTTTGGAGGCCATGCGTACAACTACTCGACGTATGATCGATTGCCTCGGCGACCGTTGGTACGGTGAACTTCAATGGAACAACGTCCCGGAACAACATGAATTGAACAAATATGTTATTCAGATGCATGAAGAGTTCGGCATTGAACTTATTTCGACGGCCGACTCTCACTATCCAAGCGCCGATGCGTGGAAGGACCGTGAGCTTTATAAGCGTCTGGGGTGGCTTGGTAAGACAAAGACACCAGAGTACCTCAAGTCAGAACTTCCAGTCGACGTCGATGAGATGGGCATGGAGTTATATCCAAAGAACGGAGACCAGATGTGGGAGTCGTACAAGAAGTATTCGGGAGAGTGCGGGGTTTCATATGATGATAATCTTGTATACGATTCGCTTGTGAAAACCCACTGGATCGCCAATGAAAGAATTGAAGATTTCATGCCAGACGACACGGTACGCCTGCCTGGGTTTGTTATTCCCGACGGTGAAACTGGTGAACAAACATTGGTCAAAGAGTCCATAGCTGGCCTGAGGAAGCTAGGCCTAGCGGACAACCAAGAATACGCTAACAGGCTAAAACACGAATTATCTGTTATCAACAGCAGGGGTTTTAGCAAATACTTTCTTACTATGAAAGCTGTTTCAGACATGGCGAACCAACACATGCTGTCAGGTCCCGGCCGGGGCTCTGCGGCCGGCTCGTTAGTGGCTTATGTGCTTAAGATTACTCAGGTCGACCCAATTAAGTATGGCTTACTTTTTAGCCGGTTCTTGAGGTCTGATGCAACCGACTACCCAGACATTGACTATGATGTTAGTGACGCTTTCGGGTTGAAAGAAATTCTAGCCAAAGAGTGGGGGGAAACTACGGTTGTACCAATTTCTAATTTCAACACCTTGCAGCTTCGATCTTTAATCAAAGATATTGGTAAGTTTTACGGAGTGCCTTTCGCAGAAGTTAACGCTGTAACGGGTCGCATGGTCAAGGAGGCAACGTCAAAAGCAAAAGCCGATCATGGCATTCGTGCAGGGGTCTATGTACCAACTTTTGAGGAGGTAATGAAATATTCTGAATCTCTCATTAACTTCTTACAAAAATATCCGCACATCAAAACACATGTCGAGGCCCTTGTCGGCCAAGTGCGCTCTACTAGCCGGCATGCCGGCGGTGTTGTTATTGGTGAGGATCTAGACAAATATATGCCTCTGATTTGTTCTGGTGGTGTTGTGCAAACACCTTGGTCTGAAGGCCAGAATGTACGTCACTTAGAACCACTTGGGTATATCAAATTTGATCTGTTGGGCTTGTCAACTCTTGAAATGATTCATTCTGCGGTAGCGCATGTTCTAAAACGCTATCATAATATGCAACAGCCAACGTTTGAAGATATCAAACGCTATTACGATGCGGTTTTGCATCCGGATGTGCTTGACTTAAACGACAAGAAGGTTTATAAAAATATCTTTCATAGTGGAAAATTTGTTGGGACTTTTCAGTTCACCAATGCAGGCGCCCAACGGCTGAGTAAAAAGTCGAAACCTAGCGATATTATCGATATTTCTGCTATTACTTCCATTTATCGCCCCGGGCCTTTGTCCGCCGGCGTCGACAAGTCTTACGTCAAAGCTAAAAATAGCAAGAATGTTAGTTATCTCAATGATATTGTTGAGGAAGTGACGGAAGAGACGTTTGGGTTCTTAATTTTTCAAGAACAAATTGCTTTGCTTGCTCATAAGTTGGGTGATAATATCACTCTTGAAGAGGGGAATAAACTTCGCAAGCTGTTGACGAAGAAAGGTGCAGGCAAGGGCTCTAAAGAGAAGGAAGATATCAGACAGAGATTTGTGGCCGGCTGTCTCAAAAAATCAATGTCACAGGAAGAGGCCGAGAAGCTTTGGCAAACCTTTGAATATTTCTCAGGGTATGGGTTTAACAAGTCACATGCTGTGTCCTATTCTATCCTTTCTTACCAGTGTGCGTGGCTATTTAACTACTATCCTGAATGTTGGATGGCCGCTTTTTTGGACAAGGAGCCAGAGTCTCGTAAGGAAGCAGCGATTAGTCTAGCACAGAAGCACGGTTTTAAAATTGAGAACATCAATATTAATACTTCCACCAAGCAGTGGGAAATTGCGGCAGATGGCAAAACCTTGATTCAGCCTTTTAGCTCTATCAAAGGCTTGGGTGACAAAGCAATTGAGCAGATCATAAATAATAGACCATTTGTAAAGATCGAAGATATTTTGTTTAACGATGATATTATACATGCAAAATTAAACAAAAAAGCACTTGACGTTTTGTGCCGTTCTGGCGCTCTTGACTGTATTGTCGACGATCGTTTTAGCGGCTGCAAGCATTTCTGGATGGCTTGCGTGCAAGACAAGCCGAAAAATCAAAAGAAACTAGATGAAAACATAGCTTTGTATATACAAGAGAGTGATTTTACTAGCGAGGAAAAGATTGAGTATGTGTCAGATCTTACTGGGATTTTTCCATTCGATTTGGTCTTGACGAAGCAAATCAGAGAATCTATCAACAGACATTGTGTTCCTGCCATCGGTAATTGGGACAAGGATCTTGGAGTAGCTTGGTTTATTCCTAGGCATATAATCCCAAAGATAACTAAGAACGACAAGCCGTATTGGATTGTTAAGGTTATTGATGATACCTCTGCTACCAGTACTATCAAATGTTGGGGTATTAAAGAACACGACCAAATACACCTCAATCGTCCTTATGCTGCAAAATTAGACTACAGTGGCGATTGGGGATTTAGCACTAGATCGATTAGACACACGTTTAAATTGTTAGGATAGGTAAATCATGGGAAGTCTAAAAAGAAAATATGCGCGCAACCGAGTAAAGCGCGCCCAAAAAGAAATCAAACAACAACTAACTATGTTTGGTAAGCTTGGTAACAAGTGCGACACTTGCGAGGAACCTTATGATAAAAAGTCTAAGGAACATGCTATGACATGGAATGTTGTTGTGCGAGAAAAAGAAAATGTGGTAAGATTATATTGTCCTGAGTGCTGGGGCAAGGCAAACAAAATTATTGAGGAGTTTAATAATGATTTTAGAATACAAGATGAGACCGGGAGCCTACCCACCGAAAAGAGCCAACCCGAGTGATGCTGGCTTAGACGTCTTCTATTACCCGAAAGATTCAAAGGTTAGTTCGGCTTCGATTAAGCCCGGGGAGAATATGCTTCTTCCCACCGGCTTAAGTTTTGGTGTTCCTCATGGCTATATGTTGCAAGTATGCAATAGATCAAGCATGGGCGCAAAAAGGTCTCTCGTGGTGGGCGCCCATATTGTTGACAGTGGCTATGACGGAGAGATCTTCATTGACCTTCACAATATCGGCACAGAAATACAATATGTCGCAGCTGGAGACAAGATTGCGCAACTAGTGTTAGTACCAGTTGTCCATTTTAGGCCCATATTGCTTTCGGAAAATAGTCTTTATCGAGAGAATATCTCTATATCTGAACGAGGCGACGGCGCTTTAGGAAGCACGAATGCACCTCCGGAGGCACTCGCATCCGTTGCAGATCTACACGCACGGGATATACACGATGCACATCCAAAAAAAAATGATACATTAAAAGGTTGGCTTCCCTTTGGTTTTTAGGAGAGATATCATGAAACAAACTTATTCTTTTGACGATGTGCTTCTAGCACCTAGGTTCAGCGATATCGCGAGCCGGTGGTCTGTTGATATTGGCAATAATTTGAGCGAGTCAATTCGTTTGAAACTACCAGTCATATCAAGCCCCATGGATACAGTCACAGAAGGTCCGATGGCATCGACGATGTCCAACGCCGGCGGATTGGGTATCATTCACAGGTACAACAGTATAGAAGAGCAGGCTTCAATCGTATCAGATGCTTTTCGCAGTACTGGAGACATGAATATAGCTGCAGCTATCGGTGTCACTGGAGATTATGAAGCTCGCGCATGCGCTCTATGGGACGCTGGATCGAGAATTATATGCATTGATGTTGCGCATGGCCATCATTCCTTGGTGAAGAGGGCTATGTCTGTTATCCGCGAAATTATGGGAGAAAAAGTACATTTAATGGTTGGCAACGTCGCGACTCTCGAAGCATTTGACGCCCTTGCTGCGTGGGGCGCAGATTCGATTCGGGTAGGCATTGGAGGAGGCTCGATATGCTCTACAAGGTTGGTCACTGGCCATGGGGTGCCAACTTTTCAGAGTATTTTAGATTGTGCTAAGACTACTTACGATGTAAAAATAATTGCCGATGGTGGGATCAAGACATCTGGCGATATGGTAAAAGCCTTTGCTGCAGGCGCTGACTTTGTGATGGTTGGCTCGATGTTGGCTGGCACAAAAGAAACCCCCGGTGAGGTCTTTTTTGGTAAAGCAGGAAAGAAATACAAAGTATATAGAGGAATGGCCAGCGCAGCCGCCCAAAGTGCATGGAAGGGGGTCTCTTCCACGCCAGAGGGCGTTTCAACCACGGTACCGTATCGGGGCAGTGCTGAAGATCTCCTTCAAAATATTGCTGGTGGTATTCGCAGTGGCTTGTCTTATTCAGGTGCGCGCAGCTTGGCAGAGCTTCGAAGCAAAGCATCTTTCGTCCTACAAACAAGCTCAGGGCAGGTAGAAAGTAGCACACACATACTCCGGAGACATAAATGAGAGACCCCACCATTCCAAGCCCAAAAGATAGAAAAAAAATAATGTTTTATGAGTCTTCCGAACATCAAACAAAATTAAGGATCAGGTGCGACCTCGATGGTTTAAACCAATCGCAATTTTTTAGGATGATGATATTAGGATACATAGAGAATGATGATCTGATTATATCCTATATTGAGCAATGCAAACAAAAATATGCTATTCAAGGCAGCAACAAAAGAAAAAAGATTAAACAATTGCGCGAAGGCGCCACAGAAGTCAAAAAAAAATTTGGTTTGGGCGCAGATGAGCTTGAAAGCATCTTTGATATCATCGAAATGGAGACCGGGTTATGAAAAAATGTTTGTATACGTGCAAGAAACTGGATGTTGCATGCCCGGTCACAGAATGCCGCAACTGGATCGACTACACGCCGGATTTTAATTGTGTTTTTGAAGCGGTAAAAAACAATAATGATATGACTTTGAGAGAGTGCTCAAAAAGATTAGGTATCAGTTTTGTGAGAGTTAAGCAAATTGAAGACGTCGCATTAAAAAAAATAAGTCATTTATTAATAAAAGAAGCTATTTAGAATGTATCCAGAAGATACTTTAAGGAGAATTAGGAATGAAAAAGCAGCTGTTAAAAGAATCAGAAATCAGGAAAATGATGAAATTTGCCAATATCGGCGCACTTTCAAATAATTTTGTTGAAAAATTAAATGAAACTTGGTACGGCGATGATGACGTCACCGAGGCCATAGCGGCTGAAGACGACGAAGAAATTGCAGCTGATACTGGGGCTGACACCGGTGGGCAGACACTAGATACCGGAGAAGAAGTAGGTGGCTTAAGCGAGCCGGCTCTTCCAGATGATGAAGCCGGCTTGGACACTGAAGTCCCGATGACTGGCCCGGAAGGTACAACGGAGCCCATCGACGTTGACCCTGCTGTCCTTAAGCAAGCCGTAAAGTCTATTGTTGACGGGCTAGAAAAGACGATGAAAGAGATGTATGGCGAAGAGGCGCCAGGCTTAGAGGCGACTGAAGTTGAGGATGACGCAGCTGTTGAAGAGCCCCCTGTTGAAGAGCCGGCCGGAGAAGAAGTAGGTGGCATGACCACCGACACCGGAGAAGAAGTAGGCGGCATGTCGCTACCAGCGGACGACGAGGGCTTGGAAGAAGATTTTATTAATGAAATGACCCGCAAAGTGGCTGCGCGCCTGGTCAGGGCTAGTAAGAGACGTAAGAGACGTTAGAGAAGAAGAAAATAGATTTAATTAATATTGAAACAGGGGCCAACGCTCCTGTTTTTTTTTATGCTTAAGGGGCGGATATGAAGAAGTTTGGAGAGACTAAAAGCGATTCTGAGAAAAAAGAGACCACTGATTTGGCATCGATGATTAGTATGGCTGTCGATCGACCGGAAATGCGGGCAATTGCTATCTACGGAGACATTAATGAGGAGAGGTGTGCGGAGGCCGTATATGGCTTGCTGGCGCTCGACTTCTCTTCCAGGAGTATGCCGGTGGCAGATCTTGATGACGAGGAAACAGTGACTATAGTGGAGCCCATAGAATTTTTTATATCGACTTATGGCGGGCAGGCTACAGAGATGTTCGCTGTGTACGATGTGATGAGGGATATTAGAGAAAGAACTCCAATCTACACCTACGGGGTTGGAAAGGTTATGTCCGCAGGCGTCTTGTTGTTAGCAGCCGGTACAAAAGGCGAAAGAAGAATCGGTAAAAATTGTAGAATTATGATCCATGGAGTTGTCGCCGGTCAACACGGTCACATCGCCGATATTGAAAATGAGTTTTCTGAGACAAAGATGACACAAAAGATGTATGTCGAGTCGCTAGCCGAGGAGACTGACATGACTATTAAATATATTAAAAAGTTAATTGATAAAAAAACAAATATCTATATTGATGCTGATGAAGCAGTTAATTTAGGAATTGCTGATATAATTGTCTAATTATATAGAGGTATACACATGAATCCAAAAGAGCTTAAGTTTCTGAAAGAAAATTATTTAAACACGAGGCCACACGAGATGAAACTTAGTTTAAATACCATTATGGAACTGATCGAAGAGGTACAGGCGTCCGGCCTTTTGACAGAAGAAGCTGGACAACGAGACATTACTCTTAGACTTCCTATTATTCGGATTTCAGAAAAAATGTGGGGTAAAGAAGGCACAAAAGACAGAGAGATCATTACGAGTTTACTCTCCAAAATCGTTGCCAAGGGCAACAATTTGACTGAAAAAATTCAATATATTAATGAATTTATCGAGAATCCACCGGTAACTGATGATGTGTCGGAAATCCTTTCGCACATTGTTCTTTTGGATACATTGACTAATATTTTGTTGCATTTCAATGCATCCGCAGCCGGCTTTGCTTTCGAGGGTTTTCTGGCTGCGCTACTTAGTGGCACGCAGGTACCAGCTGGTACAGCAGGCATTCAAGATTTGGTTGATAATGACAAGAACCCTGTCAGTTTAAAATTACTCGGTGAAAAGCCTGGAGATGTACACGGTAGTTATAGAGATTTAGTCGACCACTTTATCGATCCCGGAGGCCTTAAACAAGACCCAGAGAGCGATCAGTATGTTGGCCAAGCAGGAGGAGAGGGCAGGATGACTTATATTGTCGGCCTAAAAACGTTTAAAGAGGCTGGATCCGCAGCTGCTCTAACTGGTGGCGAAG